CCTGCGGCTGCTCCTATATTACCTACATTAGCATTACCGGTTGCACTAATTACACCTCCGGTTACTAGATTACCACCATGAACATTACCAGTAGCAGTAATTAATCCTGCAGTGCCAATATTACCTACATTAGCATTGCCCGAGACAGATATAGAAGTTAATGTGCCAGTACTTGTTATATTTGGTTGTGATGCAACTAGCACAGTGTTTGATGTACCAGCTGATAATGCGTAAGTTGCGTTTGCTACAGTTCCGCTTACATTAGCACCTGCAATATTTGTTAAGTTTGCACCGCTGCCTATGAAATAATTTGCTGATGCTGCATTACCTAAATTTGCATTAGCTGATATAAGATTACCACCTATGTTTGCGCTACCGGTGACTATTAAGTTTGCTAATGTTACTGTAGTAGGTAGTTCTATATAAAGAGTTTGTGCAAAAGTAGTATATGTAGCAGCGTTAGTGATTGGATTAGGGGTTGTTCCTATTTTAAGTGTTGATGAACTGAATGAAACAGATGCGATGTTGGCGCTGACAACAACATTACCAGTTGGAGAATTAACAGTAATACCAGCGCCGGCTGATCGGTTAACAGAACTTACAGAAGCACTAGTAAGTCCGTTGTATACTTCATTAAAATTTTCTTGTACTTTTTGGAATGCTATTCGTATTGGATCCGCTGACGGATCATCAGGAAACGTACCAAAATCTATATTTTGTTGACTCATATCTATTCTACCTTATTTAGTATTTATCGTTTACAGACAAACACTATAGCCAAAAAAATACCCGACTAAAGCCGGGTATTGTTAGAAGTATCAATTAATTGATACCACTTAGTTTTTTCCAATCATGTAATAATGCGGTAGATTCCTGCATTGGATTTCCCAAACGACCTATTTGAGTAGATACAACTGGAATAGTTGTTTGACCAGTAGCTTTACGCTTGTTCAACCCACCGCTAATAACATTAGTCATGAAGTCAATATCAGATTCAAATGTATCATCAGCACCATTAGCTAACGATTCTTCTACTTTTTCTTCTTCCTCATCGATAGCATCATCACTAGCCGCTTCGTCTTCCGATTCCGCTGCATCATAAGTTGAGGCTGCTGAATTTGCTTGCTGAGTGTCAGCAATTTCAGCATCGGTGTCGGCTGCACCTGAATCAGGAGGATTGTCTTCAGCAACATTATAAGTCATTTGGTCTTCTGATTCAACTTCGTCAACCATTTCTTGACCTTCATGACAACCGCATGATGATTCACCGCATACTTCACATGCTTCTTCACCGTCGTGTTCTTCATGACCTTCTTCACCGCCTACTTCGTCAGCATAGTCTTCGCTACCGCCTTCGTTGCCACCTTGACCAGTTAATTTCTTCATTAGAGCCATCATACCATCATGGTCATCAACTACTTCAATTCCACCTGGAGCAGCAGTAGTGCCTTGTGGGGCGCCATAACCATTTTGATCGTCACCACCAAACAAGCCTAAACCAGCTGATTTAATTATGCCCAATAATTGGTCAGCATCACCGTCTTGTGCTGATACACTTACTGAATCAGGTGCACCTTGTTGACCTTTACTGATAGAAACAGTCATGCCTTCAGCAACATCTGCTTTAGATTCTAGTAGTGCATTTAATTCCTTTTCCCATGCTTCAAAAGCAAATGGGCTTTCTAATACTTCTTTATCCTTAAAAGTTTGACCAAATGCATTGAATGTATCTCCCGGAGTCTTGATAGCTTGTTGCTTCATATAAGAAGTTTTATCCATTTCGTACATGTCATCTTCCATAGTAGGTGTATGAGCACCATAGCTTGCCATATCGTTAACTGTATCATTCTCACCAACATAACCTTGAATTGGCATTTGGCCATAGCATTCATCTAAGCCTTCTTTGTAACCTTCATGATAACAACGTGCTTCTTCCATGTCTTCATAGTTCTTACCACAGTGTGAGTGACCTTTTAAACCATGAGCTTTGCCTTCTAAGCGGGCAGCTTGTAATTGTTGGTCCATACCTTCTTTAACTTTCTTTTTAGCAAAAGGATTTACACCTTTCTTAGGAGCTGCGCCTTTCTTTTTGCCTTCATTGTCATCCTTACCTGGCTTCTTATCAGCCCAATTAGGAACGCCATCATTATCATCATCAGGCTTTTTCTTAGTAGCAGATTTCTTAGCAAAAGGATTTACACCTTTCTTAGCTTCTTCCAATGACAATGGGCTTGCCAAGCTGTCATGAGGGGGCATATCTGCCTCTTTAATTTTTTTCATTTGTGAACCAGCAATACGTTTTGCTGCCTCTACACCATACTTTGGAGTTAGTTTACGAACCAGTGCGTCAAAGCCTGTAGTAGCATTATTATGCTTACCGATATCGCCTTCCGCCACACCTTCTTCACCGCCAATAGTTATATCACCTTTTTGAAAGGCTGCGGCTGCTTGAGGATTCTTTGCAGTTGCAACAACTTTACCAGCTGCATCTTTAACTTGTACTGCACCTGGCATAGGAGCTGTTGTATAACTGCTCTGTTCAGCAATCATGCTTCTATTGATTTGTTCGATCCAATCCTTAAGATTGCTTTTTGATTTGGCTTTAGCTTTAGGTTCTTCATCACCAGTACCATCATCATCTTTGTTAGATGTATGGCTTTGTGACTTACCTTTAATAACTGTTCCCTTCTTAGTTGACTTTGGTGCTTTACCACCAAATACACTAGATAGGCCTTTAGCATCATATTTCTTTTCTTCACCAGTAGATGAATCAGCATCTTTCTTAGGACGACCACGACCTTTTTTAGCAGCAGCTTTTACTTTGTTGCCTTCATCATCTTCATCATCTTTACGGCCATATCCACCTGGCTCAGCAGTATGAATCTTACCTTTACCGGTATCTTTAACAGCTTCACTTAGCTGAGTAAGTTTGTTCATTATATCTAACATGTTCATTTTACTATTCCTTTGAATTATTTACGTGCGCCAGTTGCTGGCTTTGTTGGGCGCTTGATATTAGTCATTGGACTCTTGTCGCCTAATTGTTTGTCATCTAAGTATGGCTTAAACGGATCAAACGCATTTTTAGTTTTAGAAGCTGCATATGGTATATCAATCTGAGAACCTTCTGATTGCTTCTTGATAGATTGCAAAAATGAACCAGCATATTGTTTGCTAGCTTCTTTACCACCCGGTTGTTCTTCTAACTCAGTGTGTAACAACACAGGGGAGTGACTCATCTCATTCTCATATCCTACCTGTTCATTATCAATGCTGTCATTAAAGTCAGTACCAACAACACGAACCATATCAACTTGATAACCTAACAATTGAGCAATTTGTTGAATCATTGGCTCTGTCGCTGGATAGCGAAATTCTGCTTTTAGAATTGTAACACTTTGATTACTCAAATTAGGAAATCCAAATGGTGATTTCTGTATTGGTGTGCTAGTTGGATTAGAGATTTTGATAGGATCAAATTTATTTAAGTTATACTTAAACAATTCAATAAAGTTCTTATCAACATCGCCGGCAATTTTGATAGTGTAATTATAAGACTTTACACTTTCTGTTATATATTGTTTAAGGCTTCGCATGTTTTATTCCTGTATTCTATATTTATCATTTATCTGTTGTTTTTGGTGCCAACATCTTCAGCAATTCATTACGATCTAACGTCTTTCCTGTACCTAATGGTGTAGCTTCAATTTCTTCTTCTTTTAAAGCGTTCTTCTGATCTAATTGTGCTTTCTTTAACTGCAAATCAATCATTTTAAGCTTTTTGTTAAGTTTGGCTGTCTTGGCTGTAATGGCGTGTCCCAAGAAACTACTAGCACTATTGAATATTTCACTAGCAAAACGACTGTCAACCTGCATGCCAAGGTCAAGTAAATCTTTATAACTTGCGGTAGCCATATTTGATAATTCATCTAGTTCAGCATCGCTAGCATCAAGACCTCTAACTTGGGGTAATGCTTGTTCAATCTTCTCTAAATTGTTCAATGCTTCTGTTGTAATTTCACTTGCATTGTCTGGAATAGGAACGCTGAGTGTGTCTATCTCATGCTGTGGCAATTCAAAAAGTTCTGATAATTTTTTGGTCATAAAAGTATTTATTTACTTTCGTGAACCATTATAGAAAAGGTCATCCTCGGTTATTACTCTGAATGCATACCCCTGACTCTTGCAATATGCTGAGGCAGCTGCCCATTTAGCGTGATTGATAGCAACTATCATTCTGTCTTTTGCACTTGCCACTTTACTTTCAATGATACTTTGCTTTTTAGGTTTAATCTCTACCATTTCAGCAATCTTTTTACCGTACTTGTTTTGATAGACTACAAAAAAGTCAGGTACATAGTTTGTTGGTTTGCCTGTAAATGGATGGCGATATGGTATTTTGATAGCTTCACTAGCCCAATACAATACGCTTTTATTAGTATCACAGAAGGTCATGAATGTTAGTTCCCATCCACTGCGATACTGCGGTGTATGTTTACCTATGTACTTTTCAGTATTTTTGGGTGTAAATTTTCCCTGTGCAAATCTTGACATGTTACTGCACTATGTTGCGAGCAACCGGTTGATTGGCTTGTGGTACTGTGCCAAATCCATACAATGACGTTTTACTTTTGAAACTATTTAAATAGTAACCAATAATTGTGTTGACTTCTAATTTATTCTTACCTTGTATGTAGCCCAGTAAATCTAATACAGGTATTTTTGTTTCTTGTGCTATTCTAAAAAAATAAACAGTAAAGTTATCTGCTATTTGTTTAGTATCACATACATTTATAAAATATGAATGTACAACATCATATTCGTCAGGCGCAATAATTAAATTGAATCCATAGAATTCATCAAATATTCTAATTGTTTGGTCAAATGAGGAACGTGAATCAATAATTCGTGCCATATAAATCTCCTAAGAGTATTTATACTTTGAATTTATATGCTTAACCTGTTTGTCCACCGGGAGAGACTGCCTGATCGGTAATTGTAACATTTTGAGGTGAACTTATACTTGTACTTGGGGCACCTGCTGTGCCGGCAATACTTGGACTAGTCCCATATCCAGGAAAATAACTATTAGTTCTATTCTGTAATTGAAGTTGCGCCGATTGTGCTAACACATTATTCAAATTCTCAGTTGCAACTTGAGTTATGTTAGGATTGGCTGTTGTATTATACGCGGTTTCGATTAACTGGTTTGCAGTAAGTGTTTCATTAATATTAGAACCAAATGGTACAGTATAACCGTTTTCTGAATTTACTAAACCCTGCGGCCCTAACACAGCAGAGGTTGATCCAATTGGTGCAAGTGGGCTTATAGTTCTATCATATGATGATGGTTCGCCAAATCCAGGTACTTGATTACTTGCATTAGGGCCGCTAATTGCGCCTTCATAGTATTTTACTGTTTCATAATCAAGTGTCATCTTGTTTTCCATAATTCCACTACCTTCTGAATAGGCATATGTATCATGTTCAAAACTAGTAATGATTGGATTAATCAATACATATTCTACAAAGTTGTGTTGATTAAAACCGTAAATTCTTATATTCTTAAAGAATGGGATTTTTGATATACTTTGAACAGCTTGACTTGCAGTAGCCGTTTGAACAGTGCTCTCACCTATATATCCCCAATCAGTGTCAGTGGAAATGTCAGGTGAGTATATGTTTCTATAATTATAATTATCAACACCGTTAACGGGTTGATTTGTTTGTTGTACTTGTATCTTATTTGCATCTTTGTAATAATATGTATAGTAGTTATACCACATATCATTAATCATATCACCATTGTCATCGTGAAAACTGATACTTACTGGGTTGTATTTTATTTTAGTCTGTACTAATCGCTTGCGATTATACTGATTCATCACATGCGTGTCAAATGCAAATTTAGGTAAATTAATTGTCTTAACAACTAATCCAAAATTAGCACCCGTTGCAAGACCGGGTTTGTATGCACTTTCATTAATTTCAAAATATACGTGAAATAAAAATTTTAATTTAGGAGTATTCTGATAAGAATTACTCCTAAATATTTTTGAGGCGTGTGTATAATCTCTTAAGTACACGTTGGAAGAAGCCGCACCTGTTAATAAATTTTGTGCATTTACAGTCACGGCTTATCTATCCAATTTTAACCAATAGAACCAATACCAGTACTTAATGCGCCGCGTGTTCTACCAACAAATGCTCCTACACCATTACCAAGTGGAGATTGTATGCAATTATCAAAAGAGATTGCTAACTGAATTGTAGCAGCTTGACTTTCACCGTAGTTTAAGTTGTTATAGTTAGCTGTCTTTACGTAGCAACCGTAAACTTCCCATGTTTCTAGAATAACAGGAGCACTTATACCGTTACCACCATCTAATACTTCAATGTTTGTTTGAAACTTATAATCTTGTGCCGTAGAAGCTGATGCTTGTTCAACAAAGTCTAATTGCTTTTGTAATTGTTGACCAACCAATTGAGAAACTCTTCCTTGAGCATCATCACGAACGTTGACTGTTAAATCTGACCAAGTGTGCTTACCTGCAATTTTAACTGTAGAGTTATACACTTGTAGTGGGATTTCAGCGAAGGTAACACTTGGACGTGTAATATCTATTACCTGTTTTGTAAGTTCAACGGTG